ATATGCTCAGATAAGCCATACTCCAATTTATTGATTCTGTAATCATGGTTCTGTATCAAGGCATAGGTTGTTACTGTGGCTCCAAATATGATTAAAGCTGCTTCTATCCACTTATCCACAATAACCATCCACTTCTATTTTAACTGTCTCTTCTGTACTTGAAAACATAGAGTCTTTTTCGTTCATATTTTATCTAATTCAAAGTGCATCGGGTCTTTACGGTTTTTAAAATTGCCACCCCAAAAAAATCCAGCATCAGTAAAACATTTTACAAATTCAGGTGACAGCGTGGATTTTCCACCTAAAGGATTCCAGCTCGAATTAAGATCCACGGCAATTCCCCAACTATGCAATGACATACTTGAGCGCCCACGAATCTTTCTTATCTGAAAACAACCATTCCATGTTTTTAGTTCTTTAACGCACCCAGTAGAAATCAAACTTTTAAAAGCCCGTGTAAGAGGTCCAATAACATCACGATTACAATAAATCCTTTTTGGAATAACTCCTATCTCTAACTCTGTTGGTACGTCCCAAAGCACCATGAATTTTTCTGATTCAGGTGGTCCATATTTTTTAAGCGCTTGCTGCGAAGTAACCATGTTAGTACTTGATGCAAGGTAGTAAGGCTACGTTTACAGGTCTTGCTTCTACACCTGATCCTGTAATCGTGATGCCGGTAGTATTTGGGTTAATTGTAACGCCTTGTTGATTCTCTACGTTACCACTACCGCCTCCACCCGCGTCGCTATTTGATAGAGCGGGTTGATTGCCGAATGTATGTGAGTGACCAGGATCCGTTAAGCCAATAGGATTATTAGATGCAGACTCAGATGATCCAAATTCCCTACCGTTAAACGTAAGCGTTACACCAGTTCCTGCAACCGTAGTGTTTGCAGAGATTACAATGCTAGATACACCAACAGAAACAACGGTAGAGCCTGATGGAATACCCGTACCGCTGATTTGTTGACCAGTAAACAATCCGGCTACGCTCGACATGGCCGTTATGGTTGCAGTCGTTCCGTCCAGAGTTCCTGTGGCTGTGATGGTAGTGATGTCTGTTACACCAGCACTGTCCCAGCCACGCATAAACTTGCCGATTAGATTGGGAAGGTTAAATGTCAATGATCCATCACCTGCGCCAAACGAAGTACCTATCACACCAAACAAATTGGCATAGGTTGTTCGACTAACTTGTGAGCCGTCAGCGGTCAAGTAACCAGCAGGAGGCGTGTTAGCCGCAAACATAATAACCGTTCCGGTTGGACCAGCAGAACCTGTGATGTTAATCGGCCAGTTTGACCCAAAGTCAGTGCTGTCAACTGTGCTTGTGAGATTGGTTCCGTTGTATCCGATCTTAATGGTATGAGCATCTGCGGTTGTAGATGTACCCGTTAGAACCGCTACAGGAATACTGGAAGGATCTGTTTCAACAAACCCGTAGTAAACATCACTCATGCCATTATCAAGAGCAGAGCCTACATCGTTAATAACGGTAATAGTTGTTAATGTTCCGTTATAAACAGAAATCTGCACCATGCCTGTTTGAACACCGGCAGTGCAATCAGACTTGATTCTGCGATTAGGTGTAAAGATTTGAGTCTGATCACCAGACAAGCTGAATGTTGTTGCCGTTAAGAAGGTAGGTGTACCTAAAAAGGATTGCCAGTCTGCTTGCAGTGGGTTAGCTGAAGGATCATTAACGCCTGTAATGTTGTCATAATCTGAAATGATCGTGCCGTGAGCATTACCGGCCATAGGAGCCGATTCAAGAATGAGCTTGTAAGGTGTGCCTTCGGCTAACCATATCTGCCCACCCGTTTCACCACGAGCATTTAAAACGATCGGGTTTGGCCACGCAACAGTAGCTGTTTCATTTTGGTACGCTGTTTGAGGTGTAGTAGTACCGGCTGCATAAAACCAGATTTGACCACCTGTTAGGAATAACGCGTCATCATTCCACTGTGGTTCTTGAAGAATAGGGCAAAGGTAAGCTGCTGACATTATATGATCCTCTTATCTGAATCTACGCTTGAGATATTCTGGGACATTGGCCGATGTGCGCTCAAGCATTTTAGATATGCCTGTTGGTGCTTGTCCTGCATGATACGCATTAAGCAATTGTTGAAATTGTTCTGGATTGCGTAATGCTTCATCCAAGGCGGTTGCGCCTCTTGATCGACCCAAGGCATCAACCATGTTTAAAATGGTTGCCGTTTTACCGCCACCAGGCACTAATCCAGACTTCATAAGAGAGGTTAAATAGGTTGCAGTAGGCGAACCAGATACCGCTCTAGCGCCTTTCTGAGCGTTTTCTAAAGCAGACATTGCCATTGCAGCATCATCTAAGAATCCTCGACCAGAAGGCGTTAGGCGGTCAATCTCAGACGTTCCCATTTCCTTAGTTGTCACATCAGACGCGGCTTTACGCATTTTTGCAGGTGTGATGGATCTAATCGTTGTCCCAGGAAGAACGGGTGCGTTTTTAAACATATCCAAAACATCTCTAAACGCTCTTCCTTCTTCAATGGGTTTAATCTTTTCAATATACGTTTTAAGATACTTGTCCCATTCACCCTGACTAGCAGCGCTTAAACCTTCATCAATAGCTGACTTTAATTCCATTGCGCCTTTACGGTTGGACTTAATAGCATTAGCTAATTCATCGTTTGGCCCAGCCATACCCCGTAAAGCGTCATCAATTTGTTTTCTAGCAGCGTATAAGTCGGAAGGATCAGGGCCGTTAGCATATCCAGCACCTTCAGGACCGCCTAAAGCTGATCTTTCTGTGGCTTTAATTGTGCTTTGTAACGGTAAAGATGCTCTGCCAACCTCGCCGGGTCGAACCTTCATTTCTGACATTGTTTCAGTCAGTGGTGCAGTCATCTCAAAAACGCTTGGAGATTTTCTAGCTTGTTCAAAGGCTCCTGATCGCAATGCTCCGGTTTCCTCATTCAGCTTTTCCATTGCTAGTCTTTCTTGCTCATCGGACAATGCTCTTTTTTCAAGACCAGAAATAATAGCTTGCTGATTTTCAATATCCCTTTGCATGAAATCAGCAGGCGCTCTGTTACGAGCGTTCATTTCAAGCTCAAGTAATCGAGGATCATCTGTAATCATGCCGACTGTAGGTCTTACACCTTCAGCGCGTCCAAACGGAGGTAAAGTAGGACCGGACTGTCCTGGTGGTGGAGCATTACCGTATACACTAGAAACTTCTGTAGGCAATGTAGCGCCACCTGTTTCCCTAGAAATTTCTCTTAATGCGCCATACTGAGGATTGATAATTCCTCTTCCGTATCGCACCATCCCAGTTAAACCTTTTGCCGCCGGACCAACTACTTCTGGTAAAACAGCACCACTTAAAGCACCAGCAGCTGTTGATTGTGCGCGCTCCATAGGCGTTCCATAGGGATTTAACCCAGCCATCCCGCCGCCCATTAAAGCGTTAATACCAATTCTTCCAGCGGCTGAAGGTGCTCCAGGAATTGCCAAATTTTCTAACATCATCATGCCAACATCACCGGCCTTTGTTAGAAGTGGGGCTTTTTCTCCTTGCTTTGTAAGTTCTTCACCGCGCTTTTGTACAGATTCGCGATAGGGTGAATAAGGCTGTCCCATTTCACCTGAAAACATACGCCCTATGTCAGAGCCAATTTCTTGCGCGCCAATCATTTGCTTTTCTAATCTCAGTTTCATTCCTTCAGAAAGGCTACCGACATCAGGCAAAGGTTTTGTAGATTCCGATACCGTGTATTTTTCCCAAGGCTTACTTGAAGATTGAGCGTATTTTTTCCAAGGACCGGCCATTATTTAGCCCTCCAATTTTTTGGATTCGCAGGATCTCCACCTAAAAATTCATGACCATCTTCAACTGTTCCAATTGCCGGAGCGCCTGCTGGTGTTGCACCGGACATGGCTTTTTCTGCTAAATCTGGATATTTAGAAACAAGACTTTTACGCACTATGTTAATTGCGGTTACATAACCTGCATACCTTGCACCGGCTGTTAAATCTTCATCATTCAATGCACCCATTGCAGCATTTAAATCTCTTACTTCCTGCATGTTTAAATCACCTTTTGCTTTTTCAGCAAGAGGTTTAACAGCGGCCTTTAAACCACCCAGAACATTAGTCGCAGTCTGTGCTTTGTTTTCTAAATGCAAAGCAGTAGCGACCGGGCCTTTTAAAATGGCTTCAGGCGCACCAGCAATGGATTCATCAAGCAATGCTTTTACTTCTGCATCAGTTGGTAAAGAAGCAAGCAAAGTAGCTTTATCTTCAGATGCTACTCTGCGTTCTACATTTTGCTTTCCTTTTTCACGGCCTTCTGAAATTGCTTCTTCACGAGTAGCTAATTGTTCTGGTGTGCTACCGGTTGCTGTTGGCAATGTCTGGCCCGGTTGCATGATTTCATATTGGCTAGATTCTGGGGCAGGGCCATATTGTGAAGACATTGGGCCTTGTCTAGGCGGCATAATGCCTGGCACTCTTTCTGGAGCATTGGTTGCTGGATTTCTGTCAACGCGCCCATACGCTTGTTCTGGTGACATTCTTGGAGCCACCATTGCTTGGCTATATGTGTCATACCAAGGAGATTTATAACCCCTTCCAACAGCATTGGTTAATACAAACATAGGATCATGCTGTTCTGGTTGGAAATTTACCGGTGGTTTTATGTTTTGTTTCCCCAACTCAGCCATAGCCATACCCACTTTTCTACGGTATGCCTCTTGATCTCCCGTTTGCAAGGCTTCTTCAGCAATTGGGCCTAATGTATTAGCAATGATTTGCTCATTGCCAACGCCAATGGCTTGTTGTTCTTTTTGCATGCCCATCTGTGATTGTTGAATTTGCGCTTGTTTTGCAGCAATATCCAAATTCATCATAGGCATTTCCATTGCCATTTTTGGACTGTATTGCCCAATCTGTGTCATGGATGGATTGGCGTTTTCAGCAAAAAGTTTACGCAAACCCTGTTGAGCCGCAAGTTCATCTTTTAATGTTTGATATTTTAATACTTCAATATCGGCTTCTCTTTTTCTTTTTGGAGCATTTTGTATATCTTCAGCAATACTTGAATACAGATCTTCTAGTGCCATAAAATTACCCTATTAGTCCACCAGCCCAGTTACCAATTTGCTGCCAACCAGTATATCCTTGCGAATTTGGTTCGTTCATGGAATTTATTGCAGAACCAATTTGTTGACCAATTCCAGCTTGGCCAGCGCTTAAATTTTGGTATCCTTGACCCATTGCATTTGCCATAGCACCACTTGTTCCAGCAAGTGTACTAGCGGCGTTTAGTCCAACTCCAGAAGCATTTCCATAATTATTAACATTCTGACCATACATGTTCATAATCTGAGCGTTCTGAGATAGGTTCTGATTAAACGCTGTACCATACGCTTGTTGCGCTCGTTGCCATGCGTTCTGGAATCCAGTGGACGCCTGATTCTGCGCGTAATTATTCATGGCTTTTGCGGCTGCACCAGACAATAAACCGCCTGTTGCTGCTGCTGAATTTTGTACGCCTTGCAAGCCTTGCTGAAGTTGGAACTGATACCCAGGCGTTGCTTGCAGTTCTGCTAGGTTACTAACCATTGGCGTATACAATGGGCTTTGTTGATAGTCTGCCATTGTGTACGGTTGTGCATAAGTACCCAGATTAGTTTCATATTGGCCTAATGCGTTTTGGTAATTTGGTAAATTGGTCTGACCAAAATTCATGTATGGTTGCAGATTTTGTTGATTCTGCTCATACATTTGTTTGACTTGGTTAATGTAATCCTCTTGGGAACCGGCGGACATTGCCGAACCTGCAATTCCTGCTGCTGCACCTGCTACTGCGAATGGCATAATTGCCTCCTATCTGATCGTATGCAAATAATAAGTGTGATCCTATCTATAGGAGAATCATTCCTGACCCAGTGGAGAACTTGGTTATTAAACCAGTAAACCTCTCCTGGTTGTGCAGAATATTCACCTTCTTCAAAGCAAAACGCTTGCTGTGGATGGCTCTCAAGCTGAATTGCATATTTATCGTAATACGCTGCATGCCAACTAACATCGACATGAGGAGCCACAGAACCGCCAGCCGGTATCCGTGTAATGAGTATGCCGCCAAGTCTTTCACCTTGAACACGGCTCATAATTTGAAAGGCCAAGTCCCTTACAGCTGGTAATCGTTGCGCCGCTTCATACCAAACAGGATCATGTTCTTCATTGAAGTCAGACCATGACCCGTTAAACTCTGCATAATCTCTGTATCTAACCCAAATGTCTGATATTCCTGTATGAGGACTATCATATCGTTCAGTTCTGTTTGTGTACATATTCCACAAATATGGATTCTGTTTAATTTGTAGTAATGCCGGAATATGGTCAACTGCACCGATAGACATTACATTATTCAAACCATCTCCCTCACAAGTTCAATTGCTGCTTGATCCTGCACGTTCATATCGCATAGAAAATTAAATCTATGAATGTTGAACGGTAAGCCAAACAAAGTCCTACACACTTTAGACATCACAACAGGATTAAATAAATCCTCAAACGGTATCCTGTAACCTTCAATCTGACTTAATAGCTCTATTGAGTCATCCGGCATTGAAGGAAGCGCCAACTTTTGCAAGGAGGCATTGATCTCATTTAAAGATCGTTCAATAATTAGTTTAGGTGCAGGATGTGCGTTTATCTTTTCAATCTGATAAATAGCACTGGTTTCCGCTATGCCTAATCTAAATCCATAATCACGATGATCAAGTTCATCTATCGTGTAATGAATAAAACTTTCATGTAAACACAAGCTGGTTTCAGTGGTTAAAAGATTAGCCGCCCAAGCAGTGCCGGAGCGGGGTAATCCTATAACCATGAATTTAATCATTTCTTCTTACAGCAACCTGACTTACTTTTACGCGCTTCAGAATAAGCAATAGCAGTCGCTTGTTTTACAGGTTTACCTGCCTTAACTTCTGTAGCAATGTTCTTGCTAATGGTTTTCTGTGAAGAACCTTTTTTTAACGGCATCTTGACCTCCAATGTTTTTTAGATTATAGCAAACAATAGGTTAAAAAGTACCACCACCAATACCTCCGGTTGCAGTCACTATATTAAAAGTTGGGGATGATGTTGTGGAAATACTTTGAGGTAAACTTAAAGTAACAGCACCCGTTGATGCAGAAACTATTACCTGATTAGCAGTGCCTGTAATGGATGTAACGCCATTTGATCCTTGAATACCTGCAACAGATACAGTCCAGTTTGCATAAGTACCAGATCCACCTATTGAATCGACATTAACAATCATTGTTGTGCCACTGAAAGACGTAATAACGCCTTCCATAAAATTGGCAGGTGTTGTGACGTAAGCGACCCTCACCCTAGTACCTACAGTAAACGCTGTAGATGTGTTGGATAGGTTAACAGTAAATGTCTGTGATCCAGTTCCAATAGTTACAGAGGAAACGGAGGTCAGATTGTAATAACCTATGCCGACCTGAGTTACAGGAAATGCGGTTACGATGATACAAGGGGATACAGGAGTGACAGGAGAAGTTCCTGCTGCAATTGTAGATAAGGAAACTTGTGTGCTATCAGCCTCCCAATAAAGAATTAGATAATCACCCGCATTAAGCGTTAGCGTATAAATAACTGTTGCTATGTTATAGCCTGGCGTACCGCTATGTGATGATGTAATGCTAAATGTACTTGCAGAGTCGGCAACATCACTTGCGCTAGTCGTTCCGTTCTTTCTTAACCAAATTTGTGATGTATGAATTTGGTTATCAGCATTGGCCAACTGCACTGAGTATTGAATTGTGTATACACCCGCATAAGCAAATGTGATTCTGTTACCACTAACAATGCTCACACCGTTACTGGTTGGATCTGAGCTGTTAATGTTAATAGGGTAAGCGGTATTTGCAGCAGATAATGTTTGATTGGTGGTGTCATAAAATGAACCCCAATAACCCGTTTGCCCTATTCCTGTGGCTACAGTTGCCCATGTTGGTGTACTTGAGCCGTTTGACGTTAGAACCTGACCTGCTGATCCTGCTGCCGTAAATCCGTAAGCCGTGCCCGTTCCAACCGCAACAGCACCGGCAGTGGGCGTAGCCGTACCGTTAGTGCCACCATTAGCAATAGGAAGCGTTCCAGTAAACGTAATGTTTGGAGTAGTGCCACCACTTGAAGCGATGTTTCCACTACCTGTCACGGATGTAACGTAAGTTCCAGCCGGCTGTTTATTATTAAATGTTGTCCAATCTGTACTGGTCAAGTAACCGTTTGTGGACCCATTGGCAGCCGCCATACTGATAGCAGGCGTTGTACCGCCACTCGAAACCACAGGAGCTGTTCCGCTCACAGACGTTACATAAGTACCAGAAGGCTGTTTATTATTAAACGTGTTCCAATCAGTGCTAGATAAATAGCCATTACTAGATGCACCAGATTGGCTAATACTAATAACAGGTGTTGTACCTCCCGTTGATGCAATAGGTGCTGTACCTGTAACAGAAGTTACAGTACCACCAGAGCCGGTAGCTGATAGAGTGCCGCCTGCAAACGACACACCACTCCCTATGGTTACATTACTAAAACCACCAGATCCGTTACCATAAAGAATAGATGTCCCACTTGTAGGCGGCGCAAAGTCTACACCTGATGTTGCTGCACTTAATGCCGTTCCGTTGCCCTTCACCATGCCGGTGACGGTTGTGCTTAAAGTAATTTCAGGGGTTGTACTTGGAGTAGTTACGGTTCCTGCAAAACCATTTGCGGTATCAACAGATAATGTAGTTAGAGTACCGCCTGTACCTGATAGCGTGTGATTGACATAAAATAAACCTGTGCCGATTGTGACATTAGTAAAGCCACCATTACCGTCACCAGACAAGATGCTAGTGCCTGTTGTTGCGGGAGCATCTTTAATCCATTCAGAGCCGTTCCACCACACAACTTGGTTCAGCGTAGAATCAAAGAATGGTTGTCCTACATACAGATCCTTAGTCGGTCTGGATGATGTATTTCCGCTCAGTGTAACCGCATTTAATACGCTTTGAGCGCGTGTGATCCACGATTGCCAAACAGAAGTAAAACGACCTGTGGTGTCATTTGATTGTGACTGTAAAGGCGGTTGCGGAAAAGCCATTATTTAGCCCAAGGAAAACCAGGGAATACAATGAAAGGATTTGATTGGTTGAATAAATCAGCGTCAATATTGACTTCATAAACAGCAATGTTTTCTGCACCAATAGATGCTTGCACCCATCCAAGAACCTGCTCTTTTGTAAGCTCATCAAACGGTGTGTAATCAGGCTTATCAGGATTCACTGTAAAATCTACAGATCCAACTATAGGAGCCGTTGTCCATGTGCCATTAGTACCATTCAATGACCAATTAACGGACACAACATAGTTTGTCATTATGCCAACTTCTGGTCTGCATTGTATTAAGGAAATATCCCATGTGTATGTGTTTGCCATTTATTTTCGCCTCAATAAATCCGTTAGTGATACACCATTACGAGAAACGATCTTCGGAGTGTTTTCATCAAAGACCACATAGTTGGATGTGCCTTGACCTGCACCTCTAGATCCTTGGTCTAGGTAGCGGATGCCGGGGATGCCATACCATCTCAGTGTATCGCTTGCCTGATCTGGTTGACCTTGCGACAACCATCTATAAAATTCATTACCTTTTGTATCTCCGCTGATTCCTTCGTTTAAAATTACAGGAACTGATTCACCTTTAGGAATGTAATGCTCCATTCCTTGTAATACTGCGTGATTTTTAATTGCTTCTTTGATTGCTTGGCTTTGCTGATTTAAAGGTTTATCCCAATCCAAAAAATGCTGAGGCCCCATAGGATCAGCTAATTCTCTAGCGGCGTCTGGCCATTCGAGGGAGGCGTTGTAGAGGTGGCCTTCTGGTTTTATATATTGCAAACTTGGATTTTCACCATTTTCTAACAACGTCAAAGCCTCTTTTGCAGTGTTTTTTATGCTTGGGCTTCCACCGCGACTCGCCATCATCTCCAAATAATCTTTTGCGCCTTCGATTCCGCCTTCTTGATCCAAAATTGAAGCCAAATAATGTTTTGGCTTATAAACATTCAGTAATTCATTGTCTACGTAATTTTCGCCAACGGTTAATTTATCTCGATATTCCTTCGCCACAGGACTATCAAACCCTTCTGCCATATAACCACCATGCCCATAAGCCTGAGCGCCTTCACCTGTACCTATCTTGCTAAAGTCAAAGCGTTCAAACTTATGAGGTGAACCGTGAGAAACTTTAATAGCATTAGCAAGCCCTGACAATCCACCTAAATTAGAAGGTCCAATTCCTTGCCACCGCTCCCAGTCCTCAATAGCGTTGACATCGTTTTGATTAGCAATATCATCCCCGCGACCTAACTGCCACTCAATATTTTTAGTGTAGTTCTTATAACGCTCTAACAGATCTTGTATGCTTGCCATTACTTTTGCGCCTCAGTCGCCATTGCTGCTGCCGCTATCATTACAACCTTAACCGGATCGGAAATACGGAACTTGAACACATAGTTTCTCGACACGCCGAGCCTTCTCCACTCGGCACGTTTCAAGAACTCGCCTTGTGGCCCAAAGCTAGTCCACATTTCGTTGTTGTATGTGTATCCACCATCACGAGAGACTTGCAGCATGATCTGAGGATTCTGGCCTTGGCCGTCATTTAAGCCAGTGCCTTGCTCCATATCCAAACGCAAACGGTAAATATGCAACTTATTAAAGCTGTCTCCTTTAAAAAAGTGCGGGGTGATTAGCTCCCGCACAATTGGGTCGCCATTATCTGTATAGACCAATGGGTCTAGTCTATATAAGTTTCCGTTTCGGTAATCTGAAACAATGATTTGTGAATAATACTGAGTGCCGAAGTTGCCGTAATGCCTCGTATCTTCCGTACCCGATACTAAGTTACTCCAAATTTGTGTTGTAGCATCATATAGCCAAGTAACACCCGCCTCTCTAAAGCTGATCTGATAAAACTCATGACCGTTCTGTCGGTAGCCAAACGCAACAGCATCACCAATTGAAGGGTACTCATTGATCAGGTAATCCAGATCAGGAGTCGATACCACAACCGGCTGGTAGTTCTGAATGGAAACCACAGAAACACCGCCACGCCTCATTTTAGCTAGATAAAATAATTGGCCGTTACATCGAGCCATACTCCATCGAGCCGCTAATCCGCAGTCGGTGGGAGATCCTGCAATCCGTAAAAATGGAAATGGAAATGTTCCGACATCCTGCCAGTATTCCATTGAAACAGCGCCCAATAGAACAATGTTGCCGTTATCTACCGTAACAGCTTCTAAATTGTCTGTATAAGCCTCTTTAGAGGCAAAATCCAAAGCGTCCCAGCTAAACCCGTCATAGTTCCCGGAAATATAAAATTGCTTTGTGTTTGGCTTATTAACGACAAAATAGCTATCAATGAACGTAACAGTATTAGCCCCAGGAAATCCTTCAGATGTGATCTGATTAAGGCTATTGATGACTGTTAACGTGCCTGAGTCAGTGCCATAAACAGGTGTTTGAAACGTCCAGTCATTAGCGTCTGACACAATGCCATCACCTAATGTTGTGCCGGTTGCCGTAAAGACTGTACCCACCTCATTTAAAGGCGCTCCAGCCAATACAAAGTTAGATGTGCCAACATATTTAATAACGTATTCCTTGCCAACCACCAAAGCCGTTGCCAAAGTCTCAGGAACTGTAATGGTGTACTGTCCACTAGGAACCACACCGAGAGCCGGAGATCCTGCAACCACAACATCCACTACTTGGCCTGTTTTTCGATAGGTTCCAAGCTCTGTAACCGTAACCGTTGTACCGTTTCTAACGTAATTGAGCGGTTGAGTAGTTGGCTCAAAGATATAACCGTTTGCACCATCTACAATAATAAGCTGTGAGCCATTATCGGACATGGAGACGTTGCCTTGAGTTGTGTTTAGCTGACCTCTAACCAGATATGTGCCATTGTTATAGATTTCATATAAATAGTTTGAACAAACAGCATACAAGAGATTCTGCGCTTGAAACCAATACAGACCACGAGCAGGATTTGAGCCTAATTGAGCAAATGGATCAAGCCCCGGTGTGCCGTATGCCGCCAGATTGGTTTTATCATTTTCTGGCTTAATTTCCAAGTACAGATTCTGCCGTTTTTGAGCAGAAACAGCCTTAGATTTACCGGCAATACCCGGTCCTAAAATGGGGAGCTGTATTGTACTATCGGCCATAACCGTCCGAGTAAATGTTGTATCTCATTTGTGAAGTATTCATCAGCGCTACATCAGTCTGAAGCGTATTAGTACGCTGATTCATGCGCTTTAAGCGGATCAATGCGGACGTTCCTAAAGCTACTGTGGTTGGCCTGATATCAAATTGATATTCTTCGGCAATACGAATCGCTAGATTAAATACAATGGCTTCCCAATAACCGGGTGGCAGCTCAATGTATGATGTTGGATTAACAATCATACTAAAAGGCTTCCAGCTGGTTATCGTTATTGTGCCTGGCGCTGTAGATGCTCCGTTATTGGCATAGATTGGGTAAATGTAACACTCACCAATCGGAAAGCTGGGTTGGTAATACAAGTACCCCGGAAAGTTTGTTTTTAACGTCTTTAGTCGGATGTCATTGTAATCATCGTACTGAATAACCTGCATTGGGTAGTCGACAGGTATTGAGCCGTTGGTCAGCGTTAGATACGCACCAACGATCTTAGTAGGTCTGACTGTGTTCCAAATTCCACCAATGCCGATTGAGTAAGGATTAGTGTTTGGATACAGAGGAAACTGTTCGCGCTTAACCTCATACAACATCAATTCATCAAGCGACCAAGAGTCAAGCATCCTGTTAAAAGACTCTAAACCGTCTTTTAATTCTGAGGCTGTTAGGTCTACGTCTACCGCTGAAACCTGTATGAGCCTCATAGCGGCTCGAATGATGTCATAGCCTGTATACAGCTGTCCTACGTTAGCTATTTGCTTTACGTTTACAGTATATGGATTAATGTGCGCCCATTCTGCTGGCTCATCACTCCAAAATACTGATTTATCAGCCCAAATTGGACCTGGTAGCTGCCAAATATTTGGAACAAACTGCGTGTTAGCTAAATTGCCACCAGCTATTTCAAGATCATATTCTATTGTTCCATCTGCAACCCAAAAAGATACGTTGTATCCTGATTGAATGATAACTGGATTAGCAATAGGCGTTGTTAATCCTTGATCTTGATAAATTGCACATGCGCTTGACGTATTGTGGTAAAAAACTTTTACAGCTACGTTTCCAAGCTGTCCCCCAAGTTGAGGGACAAGATCCAATGTAAAATATCTGCTCATATTTTTACCACAAAATTACGTTACGCAAGAATTATGCAATCTTTGATCTTAAATATGCACACTCCAGAGCCAAAGCCTCTTCATATCTAATTCCGTACCGGTTTCCAGCAACCCTTACAACTTTTGTTTCTCCAGTTGGAACCAATTTTACGGAATGAATTTCTCTTGTCTTTTCAACTTCTTTATATTTTTCAATAGGCTTAGTTACTTCACCACCTTTTCCATCAGGCAATACTTCTTCTTCAACATACTTTTCATATTCAGTGTATGTTTCAGTTTCTGTATATGGTTCTTCAATGGTGACTTCTTCAGTAATTTCTTCCCATTCGTCATAACACAGCAAGCCATACTCAAAAGCGTTAAGACCTTCTGATTCAAACGCTTCTTTTACTTTTTGAGCAATCAACCCAATGTGCCATCTAGAGCCATCGCCTTTTGCTTCTACAGCGTCATTAAATTTAAACTGAGAATATTCAACTTTACCCCAAGCCCTTAACACAGCTTCATCAATTGGCTTGATTTGTTGTTTTGTTCTTTCGTCAGACGTATTGATCGTTCCGGTTCCTGCATAAACAACAGACCATCTGTAGCTTGCAGATCCAATTGATTGCGTATTATCAGCGCCAGGGCGAACTACGCCATCATTTTGTATACGTAATTTTTCAGTTCCATAAGAAGTGTTAGGTTGAGTAAGCAATCCACCAGTTGAACCAGTAAGGAATGAAATTCCTGTTGGCATTGCATTGGCAGCAGTAAAGGTTCCTTCAGCTACGCCAGCAATAGATGCAGGATAAAGAAGGTTTGCAGCAGTATACGTTGAAGATGTTCCCCATTGACCGCCAAAACCTAATGTTCCTAAGAAATTTCCAGTAGTAATTGCGTTCCCATCTGTTCTTCTATATGCAGCACCAAATCTACCTTGGAAAGTAGTATTTGAGTCATTTCTACTTCCTAATGATTCAAAAATAGGAATAGTAAAAGCATTAGTTGACGTGTAATCCCCTGCTCCTAAAAAAGAAAGATTTGTAGTTATTCCAACCTTAGCTCCACTACCAATTGTAGTATTGCTAGAAAGCGTATTAGTTCCGGTAAGATTTGCAGCACCAACGGTAGTTGTTGTGCCATTAATGGTTGCATTACCACCAATTAAAACAGGAATACCATTACCTAACCTAAAATTAGTTGTTGGAGAAGCTCCGGTCAGGCATGTAAATCTTAAAGATGAATCATCAGCAATTGCAAGGCCCCAGTTTGAAATACCATCAGTGATTTGCATACTATTTTGAGATCCATTTGCAACAATCAAAGAGCAGTTGCCAATGGTTGAATAGTAAGAATTACAAATTGGACTATTATCAGCAATAATAGCTTTTGCTGATCTATCAATATAAGTTACGCCAGATGAATCATTGTAAAAAATACGGCATCCAGCATCTAACTGTGGAGGTTCTGTTCCATTCCCAAGATCCGCAAAAATAAAGCAATTATAGGAAGGATTGTAAGAATTTCCACTTGCTGTGCCATAAACTTTAATTCTTGACGGTAAACCACCGGCACTAAAATCATAGAAATAGTTTGAATCGGCCCACAACTGCAAGCAAATTGTAGAAGAGGACGCTAAACCCCCTCCACCACAAGACGTAAAATTATTATTGTCTGCATCATATAAAATAAATCCAGCTTGATAAGACTGACCACCGCAATATAAGAATGAATTAAAGCTAGTGTTAGCGTTACTGGTAGGATAGTATTCACTAGTTAGCAAAAAGCCAACAGCATTTTGAACGGCTACAGAATCAATAGCCCTCAAAGAGCAATTAGTAAATATACATCTTTGTGTATCCGCTGCTTCTGGAACCTCAACGCCAGTTTTCCAGCAAGAAATTCTATATGCGTAAACCGTAGGGTTGTATACATTTAGATTTGTAAATGTTGCGCTTCTCCATGAGATAACTTGCACACCACCTGCAAGCAACGCATTACATTCCATGAAAATGTCTTGCATACCACCGCCAAAACAAACGCAAGAATTTACATTTGGTGGAGTTACAAAATTAAATAAATAAGATGTGCTGCTTGTTATTCCAGAATAAACAATAGATGTTGCTGGTGCGTAATTTTCTGCTCCAGCGTCATGAATAGATTGGCTTCCAGCCCCAACAATGTTGATATTTGGAGATCCAATCGTAAAAACATTGGTAACTTTATATGTTCCTGGTGGAAAATAAAGCGTACCGCCATTAAGATTTTTTAATGCTGTTAAAGCATTATTAATTGCTGTTGTATCGTCATGTACGCCATTTCCGAGCGCTCCAAAATCTAAAACGCTTAAATGTTCCCCAAAACGATCACTGATTAATCTTTCTATTGAGTTAGGAATTACGGTTCCTTCAACGGTAACAGGCGTTTCAACTACAGCAGAAACGTTAATTCCTGTTGAGCTAATTTGTAGCCCAGTAGGATTTCCGTTACCGTCTTGCACTGTTTGCAGTTCGCTAGTAACACCACCAGGGACTTGCAAAATACCTTGGAAGGAAAGATTTTGTTGTTGATTAGATAAAGAGGACATAAATCACCCTGTAGAGATCGTTTAAAAGTTAACCGCTATAGTCTTGATTTTAGGCTTTACAAGATTATCAAGATCATTTTTTAGGAACTCTTTTACGGCATTTAATTGTTCCTCTCCAATGGCTTTTTCAAGCCAACTAACAATAGTTTCTTTATTTACATTATTAAATTCAATAAAGTTTTCTTCATTTGGCTTATCCAAAGATTGTATTCCATACGTAGAACATTCTACTGTTCCATCATACGTTGCGTGCAATCTCCAATGAACTGTCCCTATGCAATTTTCCATTCCATCTTCTTGCGACAGAACGTCAACAGTTGGAATTTTCCAAGAAAATTGTATTTCCATAATAATAACATGACTCAGTAATAAATTAAAAAACAATCATTTGCATAAAATTAAGCAGTTACAGCTTTTATAACAGCAAAATTGAATACAGGTTGTTCTGTAGTTGTTCCACCAGTAGTTGCAAAAGTAACTGAAAAACTTCCAGCGGCAATATTTGTCACTAAAATTATATATTTATCTGTACCAGACTTTTGATTTATGATGATCGTATCTGTTGCTGCAACCGTTAAATTTGTAACTGTAAAAGTTTGATACGATGCAGATCCAGCAGCAGAAACAAGTGTAATAGCACCATTTGTTTTGTTTAATGTAACTCCAGTAGTTCTACTGGTTCCTTGCGTTACTGCGCCGCCTGATCCTGTTCCGTATCCAAGACCACCAACACCTGTTACAAGAGCATTTCCTGAGCTATCAATTCTAAATCTTTCTGTACCGTAAGCAACATTAACGCTTGTTAACGCATTTCCAGTGCTTCCTGTTGCAAATACAATTGCAGTAGACATTGCATTAGATGCAGTAAATGCGCTTTCGGCCACGCCATAAATTGCGGCAGGATATAACAAATTAGCAGCCGTATATGCTGTATTTGTTCCATATTGAGCGCCAAACGCATAACATCCTATAAAAGCACCAGATTGAATTGCTGTTCCATCTTGTCTCGAAACTGACGCTCCAAATTTTCCGTAAAATGTTCCATTTGCGTCATTTCTTGCGCCAAAACTTTCAATAAATGAAACAGTAGATGACGTAACATTGTAATTTCCAACCCGTATACCACCTGCGGACTGCCCGTTTCCAGGCTGAACTTCTAAAATGTATCCTGATAAACCATTACCAGGTGTTGATGTGTTTAACCCAATGTTTCCGTTAAATTGACCAACACCATTTACTGTCAACAAATTGACTGGTGAAGCAGTATTTATTCCAACATAACCTGCTGAAGTAATACGCATCCTTTCTGATCCAAATTCAGTTAGTGATGTATTAACATCAATACCAGTAGATCCTGTTGAAAAAACTAAAGCTGTCGGCATAGCACTTGAGCTAGACCATCCGGACTCTGAAACTGAACCTATTTGCGCCGAATAAAGAATATTACTTAATGCTGTTCCTGTAGGATTGCCACCAAACCCAATTTTCCCAAGAAAAGCTCCAGCAGTAGATATTGCAGCATCGGTTCTTAAATGTCCTAATAAAACATTTCCTGCAAATGCGCTTACTCCATTTGCATCACTTCTTTGCCCAACTGCTTCATAAGCCGCAGAGTTTCCAGCCGATGCGTTTTGCCCAGTAATATAAATTCCACCAGCGCTAGATGTGGCCCCTGACAAAACATAAATTGCTCTTTTTTGATAACCGCCATTAGATGTGACGTTTAATGCTGTATTAGCTGCTCCAGCAAGCGTAGTAACACCTGCAACAGCTAAAGTTGTGGCAGGACTTGCAGTGCCTATACCAAGCCTATTATTAGTGTTATCCCAAAATAGATTGGCATTATTTTGAGTGTAAACACCTGATGCGCCAGCAAAAACAACAGAACCAGTAGTGAAAGCAGTTGCCGTTCCAGTGCCACCATATCCGACACCAATAGTTCCAACATCACCAGAACCAAGCAATGATGTTCCGCTGACTGTTTTAATATTGCTGCCACTAACTAGAGCAGCTTGTTTACCATTAAACGTAGACCAATCCGTACTGGTTAAATAACCATTAACAGAAGATGTTGCAGCAGGAATACTTAAATGTGATGCAGATGTACCGCTACCAGCTAAAGGTGAATCGGCAGTTACAGCAGTTAAATAACTTCCTGCTGGTTGTTTGTTATTAAATGTTGTCCAATCTGTGCTAGTTAAATAGCCATTCGTAGATCCACTAGCAGCAGCCATACTGATAGCTGGTGTTGTGCCGCCACTAGAAACAACTGGCGCAGTACCTGTAACACTAGTTACATAAGTTCCAGCAGGTTGCTTGTTGTTAAATGTAGTCCAATCAGTTGATGATAGCCACCCAGAGGCGCTACCGCTGGCTTGATTGAGATAAACAGTAGAAAGTGTTCCTCCACTGTTTTTGTAAAACAGTTTTCCGTCAGCAATGTTTATGGCTAACTCACCATTAGCTAAATTTGCAGTAGATGGTTGATTGGTTGTGGTACTGCTGTAATAAAGCTGAATTGGTGTGTAACCAGTTTGAGCCATTGCTTACTCTTCTATTTTAGGCTTTGGTCCCCGTTTCTTTGGTGCTGAATCAGGGTTAAGAAATTCTTCTGATGTTAACCATCCATCTTTGGCTAGTTCTTTTAATTCGTTTAAGTCAACAGCAATTTTACTGTTTTCGTAGGTGTCTTTGTGAACTGAACAAGGAAAATCGATAGCCATATTTCACCTAATAAAAAAGGGGAGAGGCGAACCACTCCCCAATCTCACCATTAAGGATTTGAACCAGCAACAATCCCGTAGTTGTTGAATTTGGTAACACCAAACTCAGTCTGTACAGGGTAGCTACGAATTACATTAACAAGGTAAGTATCAGCAGCAGGAGCAGCTGAAGTGCTTGCATTGTTATAGATAACCGTTAGCGTGTTTGCGGCTGAGACATAAGCACCTGTAATAGCAATTGCAGCACCGGCTGCTTTAGTGCCATTAACAGCTACCCAATCACCAACAACTAAGCCAGAAACTGTAAAGTCCTGTGAAGAGATACCGGCAGCAGCGGATTCTGGGGTAACTGCAACAGACAATACAGCCTGACCACGTTGAATGGTAGGGTTGACAATATTTGGTCCTGGATTAGACATATTAACCTCCTAATTAACCAGTGATACGGGCTGCAAGTTCTGGATAGATCGTGCTGAATCCATACAGAACGTCAAGACGAGTGGGCAACTGGTCAGAGTTGATGTCGTACTGACGAACCAAACGAATAGATAGACCATCAGCAGAAGCGCGTCCAGCCATATCAACACCCTGTGGAAGCAGAAGATCTGCCGTACCCAAAGCAAACGCATCACGGTGGTATGCAAGTGACTGAGAGTAAGTAGCTGCCGTTCCGCTGTTACCAGAAAGAATCGTAGCAGTACCTGTAGGAATCGTTCCTGTGGTGCTTGTTACGTTCTGGAACTGGCCAGAGAATACAGGTGTTGGGAACACAGTCAGAGAAGTAGATCCTGCATCGGCTGCTGCTGTAACAACGAAGTTACGCAGAACACCAGTAGACTGACGGCTCTGTGGGTTAACTGCATAAACGTTAGGAATCGTGAACACTGTACCGGCAGTTAATGTGCCAGAAAGTGAGCTAATGCCAAGCGTGAATGGAGTCTGTGCATTGGTCTGAACTGAACCACCAGCCTGTGCAGACACAGTAAATGCTGTGCTTGTACCGGTTGTGAAGTTGGCAACGTTCTGATCCATTGCAAAGTTGAAGCCCAACGTGCTGTCACCCATTGCACCTTTCTTGAAGATTTCAGAAATGGTGGTCTGTGGGTTAAACAGGTTAGTAAGACCAGCAACCAATCCTACTTCAGTCTGTGGATCAACAACGATATGACGAAGTTCATCAACAGGTGCAGCTTCTTGATTCAGTCTTGCGCGAGCAGCAAGAATTGTCTGCAAGCTCTGAGCCTGTGAAGGCGTACCAGACAGAACACCAGGCGTACCAACCAAGTTGTACACGTTGACGAACTGCTGAAGACCATCATAGTCAATTTTGTTGGCAACCGCAGCAACAGCAGGCTTAATGAAACGATCAGAGAAATCACTGATGTTCAGGCTAAGATCCTGAGTGGTGAAAGCCATATCGACACCGAACTGTGTGCCGAGCGTTAATGGAACATACGTTTCAACAGAGCTTTCGATCTGAAGAGCAGGACCAGTACGGCCTACATAACGTGGTGGTTTACGAAGGTTGATCGTTGCACCGATCTTAGCACCTTCGATAGCAAATTTATCGTCATACTGACGGCTGATTGAACGAGTGAAGACCAATTGGTTGGTAAGAACGCGCAAGGCTTCATTCGTAATCATGCTTATGGTAAGCAATTGATTAGACATAGAAATCTCCTAAACGAAAAAAATAAAGGGTTTTAGCCTAACTTTTTTCCAGATGGGAGCCGTTCCCTCGAATGATCCAGATATATGCCTGACAAATAGACCGGCCACAGTCTATAAGACGTAAGCACTATATATCATAGTTATTTTGATATGTAAAATGGAGCCGGTGAAAGGACTTGAACCCTCAACATCTTCATTACAAGTGAAGCGCTCTACCAATTGAGCTACACCGGCTGACAGACTTAATTGAAAACAATCAGAATGTCGTTTTCATGGATGGCTAATAAATCCTCATCACCTAAAGTGAACGGTTTACCGGCATAGATCCCGAACATCACCTTATCGCCTACCTTGACTTGTGCGTTGTCATCTACAGCAATGACCTCACCCATTCTGGGAGCGTCATCCTGTGTGCTTTTCACAATCAAACCAGATTCTGTAACTTCATCTGCAACAATGGGCTTTACTAGAATCTTATCGTTTAAAGGCTTCAACTTCATCGTTGTTGCCTCGCTCTTCTAGCTTCAGCCTCTTTATTGTTCATGTAAGCAATGTAATCTTTAGTGGACATTGTTGCAGGATCTAACTTACCTGCACTGGCGCCTGTCCCCGTGATTGGTTTAATAGGCGTAGGCGCTGATCTTCCTCCTGTAGCTTCTGGTCTAATCAGTGACGCCAATTTCATACCTGCTTGGATTGGGTGCATATTGGCAATTTCATAGGCAAGTGAAGGATCTCTGCCAAGTTGATAAGCAATATCAGGGCCGTTATCCAAACCCAAAAGCGCCTGTCTAATGGTAGGATTATTAGCCAAGCGAGGGTCAGATGTAATTGTTTCAATAACCGAATCATAATCAGGGTATTTTACTCTTGCGGCTGCTTCTGCTGTTTCCAATTTGGCCTGTTGGACAGCTATTCTCTGTTGCTGTTCACGTTGCTCATACTCGGCAGCTACTGCCTGTTTAGCTTCCTCAATCGCAGATACGCGTGTGTACTGCATCATTGCGTCCATGTAACGCGGATCGTACTGTCCACCTGCAAAATCAGCAGGATTAGGTGGTGCAAACTTAGGTGCTTCTGGTTCATTCCTTGGCTGTAGCCTACTCAACATTTCCTCTTGTTGTGCTAGAACTTTCTCTAGCCTTTCAGATTGTCTTCTGGCCTCATGCTTATCACGAGTTAGTTCATCAATTCTACGTTTGTACCAAGGTTCTTGTTTATCTTGTGCGGTAGCTTCAATTTCGGTCGCTTCGCCTTCTGTTGACTCAGTTACCTCTTCTGGAGCTTGCGCTTCAATTTCGGGTTGCGCTGGTGAGAGCGCCTGAACGTCATTTTCTTCACTCATTTGGGGATTGCTCCTTATGGTTTAAGTTCTTCGCCTGGTTTCTTTTCGCCTGCCAATACTTCGATGTTTGGCTCCTTTGTCATTGCCCCAGCTTTAGGCGTTCTTGGCGCTCTAGGTGCTGGTGCGTTTCTTGCTGGTGTAGCTTGTGGCTGGCCACCTGCAAACTGTTCATGAGGCGCTTGCATAATCATTTCTTCTAGAGCCTCATTCTCTGCGTTCTCTTCGGGCATATCTCTAGCGCCGGACTGCATAATCATGCTTGCATCCATTGCGGCCTGTCTCTGAATGTCTAGGTTAGCTTTCATCACTTCAACATCAGCCTTCATGCGGTTTGTCTGAGCGTCATACCATTCACGCTCCATCCGTTGAACCTCAATCAGTTTCTTTTCTCTCAGGTCTTGGATTTCAGAAGACATGTGTTCCATCTGATTGGCCAACTGTTCCATAGCCTGTTGCGCTTGCAGTAATTGAGGATCCGCCTTATCTCCTGCCTGATTGATTTGCTGAAGTTGTGGAGGCAACATGGCTTGTAACCTTCTGCTGATTTCTTCAGCACCAGGCCAATCCATATTTTTAACCATCAGATCACCAATGATGCTAAACAAGCTAGGATTTGCTTGCGTAAGGCTTAACATCATTTGGGATGCTTCATCTCGCTTGGTTGCATAGCTAGGACCAGAATCACAAACGACATCATACTGCCCTATGGTCGGATTGAAGATAGAGTCAATAGCAGCGTTGTCTGTTCCTGCTGATGCTTGTGGTAGGTTTGGATTCAGTTTAACGGTTCTTGGAGAGCCGTCTTCCCCAAGGATACGAGCCACTCTAGGACGATCGTACACTTTAGGAATCATGTCCAAAATAACTCGACCGCATTGACGGATTGAGCGGTTGAGATTGTCTTGATAGTGGAACGTGTTGGTATCAGCTTGCTTTTGTCTAAGGAACAAAGCGCGTCCTGACGTTTCGTTAGATTGACCACCTAAGCTAGGTTGATAAATGCCCATGCTTTGCATGATGTCATTCTCTGCTAACTGAATGGCCTGCATAATTGCGCTTGATGCCTGTGGAGGCATAGCGCGTTGCGGTGGGCCAACGGGAGTACCTGCAATGCTAACAGGATCATATTCAAGGTACGCTACAGATTCTTTGTTAGCTCTTGCCCAATTAGGGTCTGTCTCAAACTGCCCTGCAATGCCCACAAACGGAGCCTTTGGTGCAAGCGCTACATTCTCTGCATTAGCTGACAAATAATAGTTGTACAGCCTTTGCGCGTCTTTTGCATTACGGACTAAACCAGACAGATAGCGCCGACCTTGCAGCCATAGTTCATGCCCAATCACCGGAATGATCGGAATGTACTTACATGGTATTTCAGTCTGTTCTAAGATCGTATCCCCCGTAACCTTGCACCACATGCAACGCTTTACATCGGCCATGCGGATCATGCCTGTTTCTGGATCTTGGATCTCTTGCTCTTCGTGTTCAATATAGTAATACTCAGCAACTCTAACCGAGTCTTCAGTAAACCAACCTTGTGCATCACCGTTACCGGCTGCGTCCCACTGAGTTTCAGGAACATCGGGATACATGCGCTTAAACTCATCCTTTGCCATTTCCTCGGCAATGATGCACCACTCAGCGTCTGAACCATCAGGCTGCTTGCTGTGCGGGTCCATGTACACCTTAAATGGATCAGGTACTCGATCAATGTAGATTTCCTGATCAAAGCTAGTGTCATCTGCCCAATCGTTTCTGACTCTGAAATAACCAAGACCTGTATCAACCTGACTTTCTACGGCAGTATCATAAGCAATGGAAGCGTTGCTATTATCTTGGATGTGTCTGATAAGACCCATGAGTACATCAGCGGTATCTTGATCAGCACCACTATTAACAGGACGAACACGAATAGATGGAGTATTTTGACGGATCTCATTAACCACCTTGTCTCTGAATTGAAGCAAGCGATTGACCACAAGCATGGGCCGCTCTTTCCCGGGTCGGTTACGATCATATTTGGCTGCCTCCGGCCACTGATCACCAAGCCTAGAAAAGCGGATGTCATCCATCATTTCTTGACGGTTTTGGGCCGTAAACTCGACAGCCGTAGCAAACCGTTTCCTTATGGTTTCTAGGATTTCTTCGGTAGGAGTCTCAGGTTCTGCGTTGTTACCCAAGTCTTCGTAAATGCTATCTGCGTCTAAGTTTGCCATTTTGTTGCCTGTAATTAGTTCATCCAGTTGCCGCCACGCATGCCATCATCGTGCCTTTTGCGCTTAATATTATCATTCTTTAATTGATCAACACATGTCGCTAAGTATCTGAAAGCATCAGCTCCGTGACTGTATTCATCGTGTAAAGGTCCACCAGGTTGATTGGTGCTTGCATTGATAGATCGCCTATAACGCTTTAAGCACTCTTGCAAGCGATGAGTCTTTTCTTTATCCATCCACAGCCTTGGGAAAAGCATCCTAGCCAATCGTATGCCATGCTCAACATCACCAACCGGAATGATCTCGGTGGACCAACCCATTGCCTCTAACAGTTCCTGTGCTGACTTGCCGGTTTTGTAATCCTTAGTCACACCGTCATGCGGTAGCCAAACCTTGCCCCAATTGTACGGACGTTGCTTTAGCTCGTTGCTGTACCAATCAAGCGTCTGATGCGTCTCTTCAATGTAATCAATGATTCTGCACTCTGAACCCGCGCGTTGTGCAATGATAATGGTCATTGCATCATTCCAACCAAGGTCAAAGATTGCGTGTGTTTTTAGTGCAGGGTCGTGTCTGCATAGGTTAATGCGGTTTTCATCAAACATGGTCTGATACTCATCCGAATAAATCGCACCATCAACCACTGTTTTAGGTTTACCGTTCCAAATGTTGTCATAATCCTTTGGATTGTTTTCCAAGCAGTGCTTGCGCTCTTTGTCGAGTACATTGGGAAACCAAGGATTGTCATCCCAATTGATTGGGACCACTAATGAATCAGGTGGTGTGTTGGCTATGAACCGTTGATAAGTATCATCAGTATCAAGATCAGGGTTAAGCGTAATCCATACTTCAGAATCAGGCTTACGAATGGTCGGGATAAGAATGTCCCATGACTTCTTGCTAACGGTCTGCGCTTCTTCGACCCAGACTCGATCAACACCCTCGAATGATTTGATGGATTCAACCGTATGCGTAGCAAGGCCAGCGAATGAGAATGTAGAGCCATTGATGCCCCTAACTTCTGTCTCAGTAACCGTAAAGAAATACCCAAGCTCTAGCGCTTGGATCTGATCAACCAACAATGTGTGTACCGATTGTTTGATTGATTTCTGTACTTCACGAGCGCATAGAATCCTAAGAGGTTGTTGTGCTGACTGGATCAACAATGCCCTAGCAACTGACCAAGATTTACCTGATCCTCTGCCACCATGAAAGACCTTGTAACGATAAGGTCTAAATATTGCGTTGAGCTTTGGGGGAAACTTAACAACAGTTTCTTTACTCGCCAAAGTTCACCTTCAATGAATGTTGAACGGGTCCACCATCAGGACCGGACACAGTTGATTCAGTTCTTGCTAGTTTCGGCACATGGTACTCAACAACTGACTGAAACATGTAAAAAGCCTTTTCAGGGTTTTCTAATGCCACCTGGTCGAGCCATACAGTCAGTCTGTGCGCGTTACCGTCAACAAATGCAGCAATCGCTTCTCTAGCCGCCTGTGTTGACTTGTTTGGCCTACCTGCTCTTGATGTTGGGTTTTTATTTGCCACTTTCAGACCTTTTCATTTTGAAAGTTAATCATCCTCACTTCTCTGCAACCATTGATCACAGGAATCTGTGTCTTTTGTTGTGCTGTATTCATCATCGACATGCGGAAACAACATACATTTTCCATAACCGCGATCAATCCTAATAGGTTCGTAAAATTCGCACTCACTGCAAATCTTAGCGACTAACTGAACCACTCAAAACCTCTTCTAACTTTTGCATGTAATGTAACGCCTTTTCGGAATCATCTGTTGAGCCGTTTTTTTTACCGGCCCTCATTGAATACTTAATAATATTACCCTTTAAAAAGCCACAAAATTCATCTTTTGTCAAGACAGACTCCATCACCGCCCACGGTTGAATAGCCATCGTCTTGTAATGAGTACCGCCAATCTGTATGTGATCAGCGCTCATATCTTGTCTAGCCTGGTCGCCGCATTAAAATCACTGTACTCATGCGGATAGCGTTTCTGTAACTTTACGATGTTTTCTCTGGCAATGATTTCGAGTGGTTCATTAAGGACACTAGCACCCAAAGCAACATACCATAGCAAATCACCCAATTCTTCACGAAGGTTATCGCGATCAAGAGGCTGGTTATAAATCGTGTACTTCTTAATCGCATCACACAGTTCTCCTGCTTCACCACTGATTCCATGCGCCAAATGATGCAAGTCATCGGTGAACCCCAAACTCTTTGCCGTTCTATTTGCTAGGTACTGATAATCACGCAATTCCATTCTGTGCCCTCTGTTTGCGTTGGTATTCTTTGCTCCATGCGCTGGCTCGTTCTTTGTGATAGCAACCACATGAGTGACTCACACCCGCTAGGATGTTCTGAGCCAAGATGCTTTTCACGGTCCCGCACCTGCACTTAGCCACAACTACACGCTTACCGTAAATATTAGGTTTATCTTCAGCGATTACTGTCCAATAACCAAATAACTTGCCCATAAGGTCGGGGTTCCTAATTCGTTTTTTAATCATTCGTATTTTAAAACCTGTACTTTAATCCCGCCATTAACTTTGGCTTGTCCATACTCAGCAATAATCTTTTTAATCTGTTTATCATTTTGATAAGCAATACCCTGCAATGAGTCGAGTATTACCTTCAGTGCATTATCCAAATCAATGCACGTTTTAGACGCCTCACCCTTAACAGTCAATTTCGGTGATAGGCTTATTATGACCAGAACAGGATCATGGGTCAAATGCAATTCCATGCCCTTCACAGTGTCCTGAACATGCTTTTTAAACTCCGCCGCATCTTTGGACGGGACCATCCGATTTCTGAAGCAACGCCAATATCGGTTCGCTGATGGCGGGTAATTTAGGTCTATTTCTATCATGTCCATCTCCACTAGAAACAACACAAAAAGGAACAACGAAATATTGTACAAAATTTATACAATTCAATAATCGTTTTGTACTTGTTCCGTCCTATAGGAAAAAATGTTCGGAACAACCCCCCTTGATGTGGGGCTTAACGCCCCCATCATCGGGTAGGGTTTTTCACTGTTCAGGCAAACTTCGGAACAATCGGAACAACCCACGGAACAACCTCATTTTTAGCCCTTTGGACGGTAATATTTGGTAGCGTTCTTATGCTCCCCCTGCACTTTTACCTCCACCTTTCCAGCATCTAAAAGTTCTGCCAGTGCCTCTAAAAGATACGTCTTTTTTCCTCCAATCTCTTCGTAAATTTTGTTCGTACTGACACCTAAGAAGCTGTACAGACCTTCATCCATTGCCTGTTTCCATTCCCTTTTAATATAGTCTAATACCCTTATTAAACGCATAGAATCATCCATGTTTTTATTACGCGCAGATACTTCAGCTTTCCTCGCTTCCATCGAATCATCACCAAACAAAGGCTGGGGGATACCAAACCTATATACTATATCTTGAGTTTCTCCCCACGGAGTTAATACTTGTTCATTACCTGTAACAGTATCCATTTCCATTTCATTAAAAGCCGCCTCAAAACGCTTCTTACCGAGTACAAAAAAACGCTTATCAGGTATATCTTCATCTTTCACCAAGAACGCCACACCATGAGCGTCACCGACCCAAGCGCCACCACCTCTAGGAGAGAGTTCATCAGGAGCTGAGGTGCGTGTAATGGCTTTTGCTAAATGCGCTATGAGCCACATAGAACCACCGTTGAGTGTTTTCTTGATCGACCCTATGGCCCTACCGATCTCAGCATTATCGTTCTCATTGTCTAGGTCGATGGTTGCGTTACTGGTATCAAAAATAATCAGCGGCTCAATAATGTAATGGTTTTTATCTGCCTCAGCTTCGTATGAGTACCGTTCTCGCCAGAACTCTATAGACTTAGCTAGTTGTTCTGGTTTCCTTCTGTTTGCAGGAATCACATGGAACCATTCATCAAACTCAGTTGCAGACGCAACCTGTTCAGCGCTCATCATCATACCCTTAACAATGCGCCGGAGCTGTCCAGGGTCTTCTGTAACGTAGATCACCTTTCTGCGTAATTCGATCCTAATGTCAGGAACCTGCCACAGACCTGCAACAATAGCAGCAATCGGAACCACCGCTGAAGTTTTTCCGACACCGGCAGCCCCTGCTATTACCGTCACACCTGTGCCGATAAAACCGTCTACTGTGTACTCAATGTAATCAAAGTTACCACTAAAGAAACGGTTGCCTATGGGTTCATCATAAATAGGATCATGAACAACCGCATGATTCGAGTTAGACTTAGGATTAACCCACCCCAGTTTCTGAGCCTCTTTAAGGATGTGCCGGTAATCCATTTCGTTTTTGGTATCGACCGGAAAAGTTTCCCACTTGTTTCTTGATTCAGCCGGATCATACACATCACTCGATTGCGACCATTCCACCCAAAGTGAGCGCCCATCTTCACCGTGTTTTTTAAGCGCGATACCAAACTCTATCCACGCCTCATAATCATCAGCCCTCACTCGTGTTAATGCTGATCGAATATCAGCCACCTGTGCAGGTTCTAAGTGATGCTCACCGTAACTGGTCGTTTGCTGTGCGCCCTTAGCTCTACGCGCCTCATACGGCCTTAAAACTTGCTCCACAAACGCAGATAGATCGGTCAGTGATTCGCACCTGTGCGCTGCCCCTGTAACCGTGAAGAACCTGCCTGTAGAGTAGGCTTCGATGCCGTCTTCTTTACTAGAGCCAATCGCTTTGAACTCTTTACCGTAACTGATTGCGTGTACACCATCACCATTAGGAGATGATTCAACGTAGCCTGGTAGGTCGTTCCATAAGGTCTGAAGGTGCGCGTGTTTAGAGATCTCATCGAAGTCTATGCCTTGCCAGTAGTTGCCGGTTCCATCAGGTCCAAGCGCAAATCCAAGACCCGCATAAGGTTCAGGACTATTTAGGATTGCATCGGATGCCTGATCAAAGGTTGCAAGTTCAAATAAATCTTCAGCGGTATCGGTGGACTTGCGCGTGTAGCCTGAAATATAAAACGGAACCTTTCTAGGCTTTTTACCGACCACAGGATGCGGAACTTCCTTCCACAACAACCAACGCTTTGCATGGAGCATAGCATCAGGTATCTCATCGGCTAGACCTTCCAAACCGTCTAAAACCTCTCCTGTTTCCTTATCAATTAGCATCTTCCTTGCCCTCAAAGTAGTCGCTTAATGCTTTAACTGCTTTATAAGACGGATTATCTTGTGTGTTTTTTCTGATCCTTTGTATTGTGTTGTAATGAAGTCCCGTAGCATCTGCCACTAAATCAATGCGCCGATCTAGGAGCGCCTCCCTAACTTGTTCAAGCGTCATCATTTTTTTTCACCAATGATTCCGCAAGACTTTCAACATCAGATAAGTGATTTTGTAATTGAAAAATGCTATTCCATAGTTGCTCATTTTCTCTTTTTAAAAAGTTAACTTCTAAGTTCATTCTTTTGTTCATGTAATACAATTCATCAATTTCAGAGTCCATTTTTACCTCATTTGTTAATTAAACAATCAAAACGTGTTGACACCATACATGAATTAGTCTTACCATTCAACTGTCGTCACAACTTGCATTGTGCAAACCGTGACATCAACAGGAGAAAAGCCTAATGGCTATTAACTTAAAGACCACCGCAGGTCTACACGCGAACGGGGTCAAGTTGCTTGTTTACGGCCAAGCTGGAGCCGGAAAAACTTCACTCATACCTACCTTACCTAACCCAATTGTTTTAAGCGCTGAAGGAGGTCTTTTATCTATTACGGATGCGGATGTACCTTTTATTGAGATCGCCTCAATGACAGACCTTACAGAAGCCTATGGTTGGATCACTGATTCTAATGAAGCTAAAGCGTTTGAATCTATTGCTTTGGATTCCATTAGTGAGATTGCTGAAGTGGTGCTGAATACGGAAAAGAAAAGCAGTAAAGATCCTAGACAAGCATACGGGGCCATGCAAGAGGCGATGACGGACATCATACGTTCGTTCCGCGACATTGCCGGTAAACACGTTTATATGTCTGCCAAGTTAGATAAGTCCCAAGATGAAATGGGACGTATTTTGTATACACCTTCTATGCCGGGTAATAAGACAGGGCAATTGCTTCCGTACTTCTTTGATGAAGTGCTTGCCTTAAGAGTTGAAAAGAACGCTGACGGTGAATCCACTAGAGCGTTGATGTGTGACTCTGACGGGCTTTGGTTAGCTAAAGACCGATCAGGAAAGCTAGACGCATGGGAAGCACCCAACTTAGGAACGATTATCCAGAAGATAGGTGGACAATGATCAATCAACTAGCAACTGAGTGGCTTATCGCTAAAGAAGCCGAACGATCGGCTACCGAAAAGCGTAGGGCCATTGAAGATCAGTTAAAACTACACATGAAGATCCAAGAACAAGACGAGGGAACGATATCGCATAAGGAAAACCAATATACGATCAAGGCCACCTGCAGGATGAACCGTAGAATTGACTCTGAAAAGCTATTGGCGATTGCAGGACAAAACGGTTACGCTGATCAACTGGCTAATCTTTTTAGATGGAAACCAGAAGTGATTCAATCTGCATGGAGAGCAGCCGATCCTAAGATGATACATACACTAAGCGCTGCCATTACGATTGAACCAGGCAGACCTTCTTTTACAATTTCAACAACAGGTGAATAACAATGGCATTACTAAAAAACGTATTTGAACTTTCATCAGTACCTGAGCGTGAAGATCGCACCACTGACTTTTCTCCAATTCCTGCCGGTTGGTACACCGCGATGATGATGCGTACTGAGATCAGGCCCACTAAGAAAGGTGGTGAGATGATTAACATTCGTTATGACATCACAGGGCCGGAGCATGTAGGCCGTGTTGTGTTTGGTAACATCAACATTGCTAATGACAACCCTGTGGCCGTACAGATTGGCCATGAACAATTAGGTCAGATACTTCGCGCTATTGGTCTTGATCGCTTGCGTGATACGGATGAGCTGTCGGGCCATACGCTTCAGATTAAGGTTGAGATCAGGAAGTCTGAAGGCTATCCTGATGCCAACGAAGTGAGGGCATGGAGAGCGGTACAATCAACCGCACCTAAGTCACCATTCGCGGATCTCAAAAGCGATCTAGGAGCAGAACCTGCACCTAAGAAAGCGTCCACAGGTAAAGCTAACCCACCTTGGGTTAAATAACGATTGTCTCCCTCTTTGGCGGTCTTAATGGCCGCCTTTTTTTGAGCATTAAAAACACATGAACATTCAAACCTTAATAGACGCTCACCATGAATCTTTACAAGAACCACCGCGTAGTCACTTGGGATGCTCACAACTGGGACATTCCTGTGACCGCTGGCTGTGGTTATCATTTAGGTGGGCAGTTATACAACAGCATGAAGGAAGAATACTTAGGCTATTCAGACGCGGCCAGCTGGAAGAACTACAGTCTGTCAAAGACCTTCAAAGCATTGGTTGTAAATTTGGCAACGCCCAAAAGCGGGTGGAGTTCGGTTCTCACATATCCGGTTCCCTTGATGGCATATTAGAAGCTGGTTTACCGGACCATGAACTAAAGCGCTTTGTGGTTGAGTTTAAAACCCACAATAAGAAAAGCTTTGATGAGCTAGAGAAGAAAGGAGTTGAACTGTCCAAGCTGACGCATTGGGTCCAGATGCAGGTTTATATGTTGGGTACACAAATAGACCAAGCACTGTATTACGCAACCTGCAAAGATGACGACCGGATCTACACCGAGATTGTGCCGTTAGACGCTGACCGAGCGCAGTATTACGTTAATCGAGGTAAGCGAATCGCATTGTCTGATTCGATGCCGGAACCGATCTCAAGCAATCCTAGTTGGTACGAGTGCAAATTCTGCTCAGCATGGGAATTCTGCCATCAGACCAAAACCACCAAAAACGTTAACTGCCGTACCTGCGCCCATTCAACAGCCACCAAAGAAGGTACTGTTACCTGTGCGCGATTCGAGAACGAGCCTATGCCGGTCGAGTGGCAACGACATGGCTGTGATCAGCATGTCCTGCACCCTGATCTAGTTCCTTGGCCTAGGGCTGTCAGTAAGGTCGAAGGTGAGGCGGTTTACATTATTGACGGTAAAGAGGTGCGTAACGGTGAACCGGATGCTTATGTGTTCAGCAGCAAGGAGATCCTAGCCAACCCTGTAGCGTGTGCGAATCAAGATTATTCTGTGCGTGAAATTAGGGATGAGTTTAATGCGGAGATTGTGGGATGAGCCACAACAAAATTTGCACCAAATGTAATGCTAAAAAACCCATCACTGAGTTCTTTACCCAAAAGCAGGGCCGGTATCTGCAATCCTGGTGCAAGTCGTGTAAGTACGAGCAGTCCAATCGTATCAGACGCGGTAGAACTGGGCCGGAGCGTACCGAGGTCGGCGCATACCGGCGCGGAGAGGATCATCACAACGCGAAGTTAACGTATGACGAGGTAGGCTTTATAAAGAGCCGTATTGGGTCTTATACATGCGCTGAAATCGCTTCTATGTTCGGAGTACATAGGACCACGATTAGTGCGATTAAGACAGGAAGGAGTTGGTATTAAAAAAAGTGTTGACATCTATAGGTTATAGTCTTATTCTTATCACCAAGCCAACCGGCCAACAACGAAAATGAGATAAGAACATGAACACATTTGCAATCAATCAAATAGTTAAAGGTAAATTTGCTGGCACTTTTGTTATTTTAGGATTTTTTAAAAATGAAATTGGCGAAGATTGCGCTCAACTAAAAGCTGTAAACCCTGCCAACTACACAGAAAAAGCATTAGGCGAATTATCCCTTCCATTGAACAAACTTATAACAATCAATTAAACAACAACGGCCCCTTCGGGGGCCACCAACGGAGACACAACAATGACAACATTCCTACAAATAGCATTTATCCTTTCAGTTATGACCTACGCTTTAGTCGGCTTTGTGATGGGGTACTAGCATGGACTACGAACCCATAAACATTGCAGGGCTAAAGTACAAACAACCATGGTTAACACGCATTAGAGTGCGATTTATTGAGTGGCAAATTCAGCGTTGTTCTCAATTAGTATTTCGCTTGATTGATAAAGCCAATAAGCTAGAGGGC